CCTTCTTCTTTCAGAAAATCCTTGTATAAATCTTTTACAGCTTCAGACGCGTCAACCCTTAGATCAAACGGAACAAGTCTTAATCGTCTCCACATACCAATATCTTGACCAGACAAAATAGGTTTATCATTAGCTTGAAGGATAATTTTCCATGTAGGCTTGTAAGACTTAAAATCACCGTAGAGCATACGGCAAGATATTAAATCACCACCTGTTATGGTTTTTATAATACCAGTATCAAACTTTTTTCCCTCTTCAGGCTCGGCGGCATATACAAAACGCTTTCCTTGCAAAGAAGCTAAGGCATAATGGGCAGAATCTTCAAACTTCTTTTCTATTATAGTTTCAACAGGAATTGAAGTTCCTGCGCCACCCATAATATCCGTAATAATATTTACTAGCGTTCCCTTACCATTACCACCACGACCGTAAAAGACGGGGAAAATATGCTCTCCTGTATTACCAGTCAAGCAATATCCAAAAAGCACTTGAAGCCAATCTACTATTGAACATCGTCCTTTCATTATACTTAAAAGCCATGTTTTGAACTTTGGGCATTGTGCTTTAGGATTATAATTATAATCAGAACAAAATGTAAACAAATATGCAGGGTCTTGAGGAAGTAAATCACCTGTTTTTAGGTCTATAATGCCATTTTTTACAGGGAAATGATCGTGCATATTATTAAAAGAGCTAGAAGATATAGGCATTTCACATTCAGACATCTTCCTGCATGAAGCGTAAGCCTTAATATTGTTCAACCTAGACTTAATTTCAAAAAGCCTGTTTTTTTCTTTTTTATCATCAGCAATACCAATATCATTATTTATAAGACGTATTTGCATTTGCATTACAGTATCAATTTGTTTATGTGCGTCTACGTTGTCATTTATCCACTTACTGCCATTGAAATAAATCCACTTCTTATCATCCGTGCAATAGCGCAAAGATTCCCCAAAGTTTTGTGCAAGCTTTATAGCATTGTCTTTGTCTGAGTATGGAACAATACAGCTTGTGTCATAATATGGCTTTGATAAAGTAGATGGAGTTTCTTTTTTTACAAACAAAGACGGGTCTCCAATCCTTGCCATTTTTAGTATAGAACCAAGTTGAACCTTACTACTACTGCCTTTAGTACTCCATACCCGCTCCGCTTCGCCTTGTGTATATTCGTCTTGATCTGAAAGTGATTTGAAATCATGAATAGAAAAACCCGCAACGTCTAGTGCATGAGCAAGTTTTATCCAGTCATTTCTAACTCTAAAAGCGTCAATGCCTACTGCTTTCCTTAATCCTTCCATAATTTTTAACCGATTGTCTTGGTCTCTAATAAAGCTTTCAAATGATTTTTCTTGATAAAAACTCAAAGGGTCTTCTAAATCAATCTCATTTTTAGAAACAACCGTTTCCTTTTTATTTTCAATAGGTTTCTTTCCTATAGGTTTTACAACTTCATATTCTAGTGGTAAAAACTTACCATCATTGATTATTACAGTACCGTTTTCAACACCAAAAACCAATTGAGCGCAATTTTTTGCGTCTGCGTCCATGTATGGATATTTTACAGTAAGATATGTTAAGAAATCACGATAAACAGTAAGGTCTGTTATGGATTTTTCAAGAGGGAAATAAACATGGAATCTATCGGCGGCGGCATAAGTTTCGCCACTATTGGAAACTTTTTCCTTGTTATGGCTTTTAGATGTTGAAAGGTAATATTTATATTCAGAAAACCTTTCCTTAAACTCTTCAATAGTGCATTTATTTTCTGTTGTATTATCTATATCAATAAAAACAACCATTGCTTCTTTGAAGCAATCTCCATGCCTATGATCGCCTGTATATAAAACTGGGCTATGATCTTTCTGGAAAATAGCTTTTGCTGTGTCTTTTGAAAGTTCTTTCTTAAAAAACCCTTTTGAAAAAGTTCTTTGCTGAAAATGGCTAGATGAAGATATATAGTGCATATTAGAATCCGCCTTTAGGATATACAATATTTAAGCTTTTCTTTGCTCGTGTAACGGCTGTATAGTGAACTTTCTTATAATCAGGTGATTCGCCCATATATTCTACAATTATAGTTACATTATCAAACTCACTTCCTTGTGCGGAATGTATTGTAATGGCATAGCCAAAATCTAAATAATACTTGGACGCCCTTGCGGCGCTAGAACCACCAGAAGTGTATTTTATCCTAAAAGCTAACGGGCTAAAATCAAACTCTATTATTTTTTCATCATTAGGCATAAAAGAATCTTTCAAAAAAAGCTTTACAATACCGTCTTTGTTTCGGTTAGCTGAAGTTAAAACATCTTCATGAGTTATAAGCTCTTTATTGTTTGTGTCTTTATAGCCTAAAACAGTATATAACCCACCGTTATTCAAAACTGTTACACGTTGTTTTTCAATAGAACCGTCTTTATGTGTTATATCCATCTCTTTATAATGTGTTTTTTGACATAAAAGAATCTCACCGGGTGCGGGAATAAAATCCCATTCAACATCATGACCGAGCATCTTCCTTATATCGTTATTTGCCTTTATTCTAGTTGTATGCTTTGAAACTAAGTGAATACTTGTTTCCGCCTTAAAGTTTTCTTTGCTTATAGGTTTATCAAAAGAAACCTCTCCAAAAGTTTTACCTGAACTTTTTTTCATATTGAAAAGAGTTCTGCTCCCCGAATCCCTTAAACATTTAGAAAGCAAAACAATATCGCTTTTTTCTTTATTTCTTGTAATCTCTGTTAAAAGAAAATCAGCCTTTACTTCACAATTTGAAGGTATAAAAAAATTGCCATAAGTTTGATTATTTTTTTCAGGCACAGGGGGAAGCTGCGCAGGGTCTCCGATAGCAATGACAGGTATATCCCATGCCATTATTTCAAATGAATCTGAATAAGCAAGCATTGAGACTTCATCTACCACAATAAGCCTTTTACCGTATAATGGCGTGCTTTCTATTCTTTTAGAGCCGTAAACCTGTCTTTCAATATCATCAATATCATCATTCAAAGAAGGTAAAGAAGAATTAACGGTGCGAACCCAAGGCTCTTTTATACTGTTATACTGAGATTCTAGCTCTTTAATTTGTTTTTTTATAAGATCAGCATTACTACCAAGAATTTCTTCTTTAGATACTGATATTTTTAACGCATTTAACTGACTAACAATAAAAGCCGCTTCTTTTTTTAATATAGATGAATACAAAGCCCTATGAGCAGTTACACAAGTGTGTGGAAAAAAGCTGTTATCATTACTAGGGTCTGATAACCTATTTTCTAAAACTAACCTTGCTTTGTTTGTTGGAGTTAAAAATGCAATTCTGTTTATAGGTATTTTTAATTCTTTAATTACAGCGCTTACAACTGTTGTCTTACCAGTACCCGCATACCCAAATAATCGGTAAAGATTGTCCTTGCTTCCATTTTTGTACCATGTTTGAATTGATTGAATGGCTTCAATTTGCCCCGTGGTATATTCCATATACACTTCCTTTATCGCCCTCGACGATAAAAATATATTATACCAGTATAGAAAGATTGTCAAGTATTCACATAATTTTTGTGAAGCTTTTTGTTATGTGAAGATTATGTGAAGGTCTATTTTGGAAAACTTCACAAAGTTAATTCTTTATAGTATAACAAATTAAACCCTGTTTGTGAAGATGTGAAGCTTTTATATATAAAAAACTTATTTTAGATTAGAAAATACATACTATATACAAATATACCAAAACAGAGTATAGAAAAGGAAAAAACCTTCACATCTTCACGCTTTTATAGGTAATTCCATATAGTATATATAATTACGTTATTATTCAAAACTTCACAAAACTTCACAAAACTTCACACTTTTGTAAGAAGCGCCCCTTTTGCTATAAAAAGCCCATACCTGTATACTAAATCATACACTTACACCTGTAAAGCAAGCGTAAAATGCTAGACCTTGACAAATGCGGGCAGAAGTGCTAGAATTTCAACAGGAAAGGAACAAGAATATATGGCAAACCCAAATCCTAAGAACCAAATGCAGAAAGGCGAAACCAGAAATCCGAATGGGCGTCCTAAGCGTGGCGAAACGCTCACGGATATTCTAAACATGAAATCGCAGGTTATTGATCCAGCGCAAAAACTGCCTATAAGGGAACTTATAGCCGAGAAATTACTTAAGCTAGCAATGGACGGTGATATCGCAGCGCTTAAATACGTTTACGACAGAATAGACGGCACACCACGGCAAAGCATCGACCTTGACGCAAAGATGGAAGGCTCGCTAACGCAAGACTTCTTTAAGATCGTTATAGTCGACCCAAAAGAGCCAGAAAGCGACGAAATAACAACGCCAAGCAATTCTACAGACTAAAGTGATGGAATTACCCCGAAAGATAGCCGAAGCGCTTACGATGCCCCTACATTCGCGATACAGGGTATTATATGGGGGGCGTGGCTCTGGCAAATCATGGAGCATAGCGAAAATGCTCATTATGATAGCTTGCAGTCGTAGGGTGCGGATACTTTGCGCGCGTGAGTACCAGATAAGCATGGCTGACTCTGTACATAAACTTTTATCTGAGCAAATTGAAGAACTAGGCTTGTCTGCTTATTTTGAGATACAGAAAACTACTATAAAATGCACCCAAACAGACAGTGAGTTTATATTTCGTGGCCTGCATCATAATGCTAATGAAATAAAGTCGATGGAAGGGCTTGACTATGTTTGGATTGAAGAGGCTGAAAAGGTATCAGAAGAATCATGGTCTTTACTTGTACCTACTGTTAGAAAAGAACACTCTGAAATATGGGTAAGCTTTAATCCGCACAGACAAACAGACCCTACCTACCAGCGTTTTATTAAGAACACGCCGCCTAATTGCGTACTTTGCAAGGTAAACGCTAATGACAACCCTTGGTTCCCTGACGTATTGCGTGCGGAAATGGAATGGGATAGAAAGACCAACACAGATAAATATCTTTGGGTATGGGCGGGTAATCCTGTTGGTATAAGCGCTGCGCAGGTGTTCAGGGGCAAGTACTTTGTAGATGTTACGCCAGAGCCTAACGATAATGACAGGCTGTTCTTTGGAGCCGACTGGGGTTTCGCTAATGACCCTACGGCAATCATTCGCTGTTTTGTGCGTGATCGCATTTTATACATAGATCAAGAAATAGGCGGCGTAGGTATCGAGATTGACGAACTCCCCGCCTTGTTTAGCCGTGTACCCGCTATTGACAAGTGGCCTATATATGCCGATTGCGCAAGACCTGAAACTATAAGCTATGTAAAGCGCAAAGGTTACGCTATAAAAGGCGCGCCTAAATGGCAAGGCAGTATTGAGGACGGCATAGCGTATATAAAAAGCTTTGAGCGCATAATCATAAACCCGCGCTGTAAGAACATGATCCAAGAAATGGAACTGTACCAATATAAGCAAGACCGGTTAACCGGCGATATCCTGCCTATCATTGTAGACGCTAACAATCACTATCAAGACGCCTTGCGCTACGCACTCGCTGATTATATCAAGTCAAAAGAATTCGCCTTTTCCCTGTAAAAATATTTACGTTTCCCCTTGAATAAGTTTAGCATACGTGCTAGAATTATAGACAAGAGGTAACACATGAAATTAGTAGTTTATAAATGCTTAGTATGCGATTCTCAAAGACCTTGTATCTTATCTAACCTTACAGAAGATGACGATATTCCCTCTCTGTGCCCGTTAAATGCAGAAAAGTCTAACTGGTTTTTAGACATAGAAGAGGTCGAGCCTTACGACGCTAAAGAAGCATACGCTGATCATAAACTAGAATGTGATAAAGATGCTAAGCTTTTAGCAAAGGTAATGCTTTAACATGAAATACAGCCCATCAATGATGCACATCATTACGCATGAAAGGCGCACGGCGATGGGGTGCATGCCCTTAAGATCTTCTACCGAAGAACAGGGAGCGCCTAAGTCCATCGTATGCGTAGACCTTGAAACGGGTGAAGTGATTAAAAAGCCTAGCCTTGGCGCTTTAGATACAGTGCTAAACAGGGGTAAAAACTACACGTCGGGGGTGCTTTTATCTTACAATGGCTGGATAAAAACCCAGTACTTTATTTGCCTAGAAGAGTCCTACGACCCTGAAACAACCCTTGAAGAGCTAAACAGGCGTTGCGTAAAGTTTTGGGAAGACCTAAACGCAGATCGCAAGCGTAGGGCACAAGCTAAAAAGGATGCCAAGCGGGACTTGGTTAAAAAAAGCAGGGAGTTAGCCCCTCAAAAAATAGAGCCTGATAAAATCATCATTAAGCTAACAAAAGGCAGCGAGGTGATAGATTTTCCTAGCAACAAAGCAGCAGCGGTTTATTTAGGTACACAACAAAGCTACGTAGCACTGTGTAGGCGCGCTAAACGGCTTTGCTTTGGCTATCAAGTTGAGGCGTACTATCACGGGGAACTGATTGACCCCGCTAAAAAGAAGGGGCGCATACCTGTCATAAGACCCGTTGTAGCGATAAAAGATGGCGTGATTAGTGAGTATAAAAACGCCGTTGAGTGTGCTGATGCGCTTGGTATCGATAGGCAGCGAGTATACTTTGCGGCTAGAACTAACACGCAAAGTATGGGGTATGCTTTTAAGTGGGTTTGACATTTACTACTAGTTATGCTAGGATTTATATAAGTTTAGATTTCAAGCCCGCCTATTCCGTCTTAAGCGGTACGGCGGGCAATCCTTAAGGGGTGACAAGATGATAAAGAACGCAACTTTAAGTTTTTGCCATATATGCGGCGCTCCAAGTCTTTACATTTGCACGGATTGCAATGCAAAGCTGTGTCAAGCCTGTGCTAAAGATCATACATGCAAGAAGGTGGAGCCGCCAAAAGCTGAAGAGCCTAAAAAACCCTTAGATGCTTTAAAAGATATGTTCACAAAAAAAGCTGAGCCTGAAAACAAGATGCAGACGCCTGAGACGGTAAAGCCCGTTGTAATGCCACCAAAGAGAAAACGATAATACTTGACAAGTACTTGACAAACGTTTAGTATTCGTGTAGGGGAAGCCCCCCTCCACGGAGGAACCGTTTGAAAATCAGCACATCCACGCTACAGCTCTTGCAGAGCCAGTACGCACACGAAAATCACAATCAGTTTATTTACTCACGGCTCGCCACTTGGTGCGATTTTTACGGCATGACAGGCACGGCGTCATTCTTGCGTAAGCAGGCAAAGGGCGAGGCAGACCACGCCGAAAAAGTGCTTAGTTTTATCGTAGCAAGAAATGAACAGCTAACCGATACCTTGCCACTCTATGAACAGCCTAAGCCTAGCAACTTTAGAAACTGCTTTGAGATTCTTTATGATCGTGAAGTGCTTACAACAGAAAAGCTTTCAGGCATTTACAAGCAAGCAGTAGTAGAATATGACACCTTAACAGCGCAATGGCTTATGAGCGATTCAGGGCTACTTAAAGAACAGGTTGAAGAAGAAAACACTATCCAGACAATACTAGACCGCATCGATGCACGCATGAACATGAGTCTATCGGTATCGGTCGAGCCAATAAGCCAAGCGCCTGACTCAGGCGGCGCGCTGCATGACCTTGATGCGTTTATCGGCGGCTTATAATGGGCATCTTAGATAGGCTAAAAGCCGTTAACCCATTCGCCAAGAGCAAAACAGGCGATATTCACCGCGTATGGTCACAGATGCCACGCCTTGAGGCGTCGCGCCTTCCTAACCTATACCACCAATCGCCACGCCTTGACAGTGTGGAGATGATAGCCGATGCGGTAAGCTGCACAAGCCTTTGTCTATACGATAAAAAGCAAAAACGCACAAACTACGACGAAGCTAAAAAGATTACAGAGCATCCCTTCCTTGATTTACTAGAAACGCCTTCAAAAACGTTCCCAGAGCTTGACGGGAACCAACTTCTTAAACTTATTGCAACGTTTAACCTTCTTTTAGGTGAGGGCTTTGTAATCAAGGTAAGAAGTGGTAGCAAGATTGTCGAGCTGTTATTTTTCCCGCCATCATGGTGCGTTACGGTACCTACCTCGGGAAACCCATACTTTTCCTTTGTACCATTTGGCGCAACAGCGGGCAAGACTTTGGTTCTCCCGCCTGAAGATGTCATATGGTTTAAGAAGTCAGATATTTCAGACCCATACACTAGAGGCAGAGGCAGGACAGAAGCTCTTGGTGATGAATTAGACACCGACGAAATGATGGCTAAGTATCAAAAGAATACTATGTACAACGACGGTACCGTGCCTTTTTGGGCTAACCTTCCGGGCGTTGACAAGGGAAACCTTGATGCGCTTAAGGATAACTGGGCTAACCGTTTGTCTGGTTGGCTTAACGCACGCAAGCCCGCTTTTACCAATGCTGACAAGCTCGATATTGTAAAACTCGGCGAAAACATGAAAGACTTGGACTTTGTAGAGTCTAGAAAGTTTATCCGTGACGAATCTATCCATCATTATAAAATACCGCCTGAGATGTTCGGCATTTTAGATAATAGTAACCGCTCTACTATAGACGCCGCATATTACCACTTTGCAAAGATAGCCGTTAAGCCTGAGCTTGACTTTATAGCCCGCGTTTTAACAACGCAGCTTTTACAGTGTGACTTTGATGCGCGCTTAGTGTGCGATTTTGATTTTACCGTTCCAGAGGATGAAGACTTTAGACTGAAAAAGCTTAACGAAGGCGTAAGCCGTGGAATGCTAACCCGTGCAGACTGGAAAAAAGGCATGGGTTACCCTGTCCTTCCAAGTGATAACGTGTATATCATGCCTTCAAACTTTATAGAAGTAAGGCAAGGTCAAGCAATTCCACAGATAGCACAGACGGTAGCGCCTGCAAAAGAGGAACCAGAAGAGCCAAAAGAAGAGCCTGAACCTGAAGCGCCTAAGCCAAAAGAAAAGGCTTATTTTGTGCTAAAAAGTGAACCCGCTCTTGATGCTAAGCGTGATACTATCTGGAAAAGCGCCGATGCCGCAATGACTAAGGAAGAGCCGAACTTTATTAAGGCTGTCCAGAAGTTCGCAAAGGCGCAGTTATCCAGAATCAACATAAAAGACTATTCAAGCGTAAAATCTATCATGAAAGGCATTGACATTGCTTTTGTTGGCGCAGATGAAGCCTTAAAGCACGCTCTTGCGCCTGCTTGGCTTGATGCAATGCGCGGCGGTTATGACCACGCAAGAACATTGCTAAACAAGAAGGGCTTGTTTGACACGGTAAACCCGTACTTTAGTAAATGGGTCGACAAAGAGGGCTTGCAACTAGCCAAGGATATAAATACTACCACTTACGACGCACTTAGGGACAAGATCAATAAGCGCATGGCTGAACTGATAGAAGAAGGCGCAAGCATTGACAAGATAGCTCAGGCTATTGATGCGGAATGTATGTTTGTTTATACGCAAATGACAGAAGCAAGGGCTGAACTCATAGCACGCACTGAAACAATGCGGTCAATCAATTTTGGCTCAATAGTAACCTACAAGCAATCAAACATTGAGAAAGTAGAATGGCTTGCAACACCGGGCAAGCGCACTCGCGAGGCTCACAGGGTCGGTCAAGCATGGGGCGCGCCGTTAATAGCGAGCATCGATGAAGGCTTTACGATCGGCGGTGAAAAGATGATGTTTCCGGGAGACCCTAACGGCTCAGCGGGTAATAGCTGTAATTGCCGTTGTACAATAGCGCCAGTCGTGGAATTATAAGGAGTTATATATGTATGATGTTATACTAACTAAAGAGGGAAATCCCACTATCAAGCAAGAAGCAGGGACTGTTTCAGTCGTGCCAGTGGTAACGAGGTAAGTATGGGCGAAACATTAGAGAAAACCGTAAACGGCCACGTACTTAATACCACCTATACAGGTGGAACCAATCAAGCGACCGTAGAGCTTGCATTCCGCGCGCAAGGCTACGCTGTACAGCTAACACCTACGGGCGGAGCTGCTAAAGTGCAAGCAAGTCTTGACGGAACAAACTGGGAAGACTGGTCAGCGGGCGCTGTTGCAGTAACTACTATATCGGCGCTGTTTTTAGCACATTATATTCGCGTTGTGCATACTACGGCAACCGCTTCAAGCCTTACTATTTGGGGGTCGTAATGTCTACTATCTGGTCAAATATTTGGGGCGGCTCAGGCGGTAGCGGGTCAAGCTATCCTAGCGTGAACACTTTTGCAGATTTACCGCTCGCTTCAAGCGTTGCGGTCGGGACTGTTTACATTGTTGCAACAGCATCGGGAATCTGGCCGTTCAATCGCAAGCCTGCAGGGCTGTATCGTTCAGACGGAGCGGCATGGGCGTATATGTCCGCTTACCCTGACCTTATGAAAGACGGCAATTTCGGTATACAAAACTCGACCGATGGAACCAAAATAGCACAGTTCGATGCGGCAACGATTGCAACAGGCACAACTCGAACATTCACTTTTCCTAATAACAGTGGGACTTTTGCCTTAGCGTCTGGGCTAACAGGCGGACAAATCATTTACGGCGGCTTAGCTTCTGGGGAAGAGCTTACGCTTATGTCTAATGTCGCAGGCAATGGCAAGATTGGCTTAAATGGTTTTCAGGGTACTAGCTATATCGACACCGCAAATAATAAAATGCGGCTTGGACAATACGCGGCCGACCTTACGTATACCTTGCTTGACTTAGGCGGAAACATCAACAACTATGTGCAAGCCAATATTCGAAACAATTCTACAGGACAGAACGCATCGGCTGATTATGTATGTACTGCGGACGATGGCACAAACTCGGCTAACTTTGTAAACATTGGAATAAATAGCTCTGGATGGCCAGTCATTGACACGTTTTTTAATGACCCGCACACTTCTTACGTTATAGGCAACGGTGGGCGCTTGGATATTGGAACTGAGACAGGGCATGAAGTATGGCTTGGTGCAAATGAGATAGTAAGCCAAAAAATAAGTATAACTGGCGTAACTGTTTTCCCGATTAGCCCTACAGTGCCAACACCTACCACCGCAACACAGGCGGCTAATAAAGACTATGTAGATTCTGTTGTAACAAGCTCTTTTTGGGACAATGTACGTGTTGCATCGGTTGCAGAGGTAATTATAAACACGGGTCTTGAAAATGGCGATGTAGTTGACGGCGTGACCTTAGTGACAGGCGATAGGGTTTTATTAAAGAATCAAAGCGCTACAGAGGAAAACGGGCTTTATGAGGTTGTAGCATCGGGTGCCGCTTCAAGGGCGGTTGACGCAAATACCGCCGCCGAAGTTAATAATAAAAAATGTATAATCCTTGCAGGCACACAAGCGGGCAAGTTTTTCTTTACCACCTCGACCGTAGTAACTATAGACAATGACCCTATTTCACTTGCAGAACTTTCCGCTGGAACGTATACCGCTAGTGACGGCGTTCAAAAGATAGGCGCTGATTTTTCGGCTGATTCAACGGTGGTGAGAACTTCAGGCGTACAATCAATTGCGGGCGCAAAGACATTTTCAACTACTCCAATATTTTCAGCGCTTACAATTGGAGCAGTTCCGTTTATAAGCACAGGCGGGCAGGTAGCACAAGATGCGACAAAGTTTTTTTGGGATAATACAAATAAATATCTAGGTATCGGGACGGCAACGCCTAATAATTATCTAAATGTTTCATGCCCTATGGCTACAAACACTATCAACCTTGGTATTGAGGTTTCTAAGGGAACTGGGTATTTTAGGGCGGCAAATGGCACAAGTCAAATAGACCAATTTCTCCCCGTATTTTTTGGGAAATCTACATATACATTAAGCAATACGGGGCTTTCTTTTGTTGCGCTTCAAGGTAACTCTACAGATACAACCACGGCGACCATTGCATTTAGTGCAAGGAATGCGGCTGGGACTGGCGGGGTTGGAGCTACACAAAGAGCATGGGAGTTTCTAAATTACACTACGCCACTTGTGACAATACTTGGTGACGGTAAGCTGGGTATTGGAACGGGAACACCAACTCAAGCCCTAGAAGTAAATGGAAACGTTTCACTGCGCAAAGTAGGCTTTGCAGGAACAGCTCCGATACTAACAATTAGAGGTTACTCAAACAGTTCAAGCGCATTGTCCTATTTAGTTTTAGGCGGCTCAAGAGGGCTTACCGTAGGCTCTGAGGTTGCTACTCAAAGCGGTGATATTTTAGCTACAGTCGATGTCAACGGAGTAAACAGCTCAAACGCTGTAGCCTTATGCGCTCGTTGGTGGGTAGTTCAAGACGGTGCCGCGGGTGCGACATATACTCCGGGACGCTTTGAGTTTTATACAGTAGGCGCAACGGGTGGAGCCCTAGCCCTGACAATAAACTCAGCTCAAAAGGTAATAATTGCAAAGGATATTCTAAACATCGCAACACAAAAGACACCCGCAAGCGCAACCGACACGGGCGTGAAGGGTGACATTTGTCACGATACAGGCTATATTTACGTATGCACGGCAACTAACACTTGGCGCCGTGCAGCAATCGCAACGTGGTAACAAGGGGATTTACATGGAATACAATTTGAAGTTTACAGAGCAAGATTTACAAGTACTTAATGCGGCGCTTGGTGAATTACCAATGAAAATCGCCGCACCTTTTGTTCAGAAATTAAATGAACAAATAGCAAAGCAACAAAAAGGAGACACTAATGGCACTGATTAACAGCCAACAGCCCGCATCGGGTCAACAGTTACGTGAAGAGGGCTTACCATACAACATGGCTGACGCCGCCGAAATGAGCATGGGCGGTAAAGGTTGTGCGGTTATTACAACCACTGCAAAGACAGACTCAGCCGCGGGGCAAGCTTTTGTTGCCTTGCACTGTATCACCGATTGCGTATTTACAGCGTATACCGTGCGCGCGTATGCACCTGTAACGCCTACCAATGCGCTAAACGGCATTACTTTCCCCGCGGGTACTGTACTTTATGGACAGTTTACAAGCATAACGCTTGCAAGTGGCAATATGCTTGCTTACAACGGGGTAAACAATGCTGGGGCATAAACTAACGCTAAAACATAAAAACAATACAGCGTTAAACCCCGCCGCGTCTGTGCTTTGGCTACTAAACGCCGATGCCACTCAAGGCGTAGGTAAAACTTACGTCTGGAAAGACGGCTCTACATGGTCAGACGCGAATGTTTGGAAAGACTAAAAGGAGTTTTTAATGGCAGGATATACAAGCTTTGCTGACCTTGAAGCGGGCGGCTTAATACGCGGTAAAATAAATACTCAATTTAGTGAGCTATTCGGCGAAAACGCAAAGGCTCAAATAAGCGTAGCGGATGCCGCCGCTTTAGCTGCAATCCCCGCGGAATATTTAAGCGTAGGTAAAATAGTTCACCAAGTAGATAACAGTACTGACTACGAATGGGACGGGGCAGCGTTTAATATACACGTTCCATCAGGTGGGCAGTTTTTCGGTGAATGTTACCTATATAACAACTCTACAGCTATGGCAATAGACATAGTGAACGTTTATCATGCCTGTCCGAATGGTGTTACAGGATTAGTAAACGGCTTTACGTTCAAAAACGGCAAGATTTCGGCTGTATCAGGCGTTGCAAGTGCTTCAGGCGGTACCAAAATCACTTGTACGAGCGTAGCGCATGGTTTTCTTGACGGTGAAGTGATAACTATTACTAACAGCACAAACTACGACGGAGTTTATCTTGTAGAAAGCAAGACTGATGATACCTTTGTGGTAGCTAAAGCGTATGTTGTAACTAGGGCGTTTAATGCGGTACGCGGTTTTAGTATCAGGGCAAACACGGGAACGGCTGGAACGTTTATACTTGACTGGAATTGTAGCGCAAAGAACGCAAGCGGTACAAACAAAGATTGGCGCATTGAAGCAAATATAAACTTACTTCCAGAAGACAAGGCAAGTGCTCAAGTACGCCTTCCTTCGGCTACAGAGACAAGCCTTTTAGCGGCGGGCTGTATTTTAACTATTGCAGCGGGTGATTATCTTTGGATAAGCGTTAAAAACCTAACCGATAACGTTGATTTAGTTATTGTAGACGCTAATTTACGCATAAGGCGCATATAACTTATAGCACTTGACATATACTACATAACCGTGTAGTATATGAAACAAGCTATCGCTGTGAAGCGAAAGGAACTTTTTACATGGACGGAGCTTTTAAGCACTATACCGTAAAATCTCAAAGCCTAGCCGATAGAACAATACGTTTTATTGGCTCTGACGCATCTATAGACCGTGACGGTGACACCTTGTCACTTGACGGCTGGGATGTAAAGAACTATATGAACAACCCCGTAGTATTATACGGGCATAATTATAACGGATTCCCTGTCGCTAAAACCAATTCAATCAATATAGACCGACGCACTGGCAAAATGTTTTTCGACATTTATTTCCCTACCATTAAAGAGCTTTCAAGCAATCCCGAAACTCCTTCAGATCAAGCCCTCACCGTCGATGCAATCTATTGCATGGCTAAAGCGGGGCTATTAAATGCCGTATCGGTAGGTTTTAAGGGGATAGACTACACCCCAAGTTCAACAGGTAGGGATTTTACAAAACAGGAACTACTTGAAATTAGTATCGTACCAATCCCCGCAAATCCTAACGCCGTTGCAGTGCTTAGAAGCGCTAATGTTTCAGACACCGTACTAAAAGGACTTAACATGCAAATACAAGAAAAATCAGGCGCTCGCTTGTCTGCAGCGTCTAAAGAAAAGATCAGGCTCTTGCGCGAAAAGTGCAATGACATGCAAAAAGCGCTTGACGATTTTGAAAATGAACCAGAAGTAAACCGCGAAGAAGGCGGAGCACAGCAAGCACCATCGAACGTTAAACCTGAGAAAGGCGCGGAAGTACCCGCACAAAAAGCATATTTTACTTTAGTTGAGAAGTCCTCAACAGACAAATAAATAGGAGTCAAATCATGGAAATGAACGAACAAGAATTTGATGCCAAGCTCGACAAAGCTGTTGAGGCTAAAATGGCAACCGTAAAGGCTGATAAAACAGCTTTACGCGCGGAGTTTCAGGAAGCTTTTGAAGCTTCTCAGAAAGTAACACAGAATAAAGGCTACAAAGAAGAATCCCCCCTCATCAAGATGGGTCGTTTAGTACGCTTAGCCGCTGCAGGACGGTGCGAGCCAGATCGCATGTTACACGAAGCAAAAACCGTGTGTCCTGACGATATGGAAACAAAAAACTATATCCAGAAAGCACTTGAAGCGGGCGTGCCTACTAATGGCGGTTTTGGTATTCCTAACCCTTTAAGCGGTCGCGTTATTGAAGCGCTTTATCCTAACACCTTGCTTGAAAAACTTGGCATCGGTAAGATCCCTCTTTCTGCAGGTCGCTTAGACATGGCTAGAATGGACTCAAGTTCTTCTGTTGGCTGGGTTGGCGAACTTCCTACTAATACACCTACAGCGCCCGTATTTGGTCAAGTATCTTTACAGGCTAAAAAGCTAGCCGCTAATTGTGAAATCAGTAATTCTTTACTGAGATACAATTCGGTATCAGTTGATTCATGGGTTGCAAAAGACTTAAATCGCAAGTTTAGAATTGCTCTTGATACTGCAATGCTTGGCGCTGGTGGTACACAATACACACCTATGGGACTTTCAGGCTTCACAGGCGTACAGACAATCGGTTCAAGTTCTACTGCCCTTACACAGACCTCACCCCGTGACATGATTGCTTTACTTAAAGCTGCTAACATTGACATGACAAATGTTTCATGGATGATGAGCCCACAGATGGAATCATGGTTAATGAACCTTAAAACCACAACAGGCGCTTGGATATTCCTTCCTGAAATGACAGAGCGCGGAACACTTTGCGGTTATAAGTACCTAGTTTCTACTTCTGTAAGCTATACCGATACTTCTACCGATTATGCTGATCTATGGCTCGGTGACTTTGATTACTTCATGTGGGGCGTAGGCTTAGACATGGAACTCAGAATGTCACAAGATGCTACCTTTGTATCAGGCGGAACTACTTATTCTGCATTCCAGCGCGATAGTACTTTAATCCGTGTTATTGGTGAACATGATTTCAATGTCATGCAGCCCAAAGCATTCGTAAAAGGTATCTTTAGCGTAGCTTAATCTAAATCCCGCTAGAAATAGCGGGTATATTAAAGGAGAAAAAGAACAATGAGCATAGTAAATAGCTTTTTACAGCGCACAAAATCCGTTGCTATGATTGTTCCCGCCGTTATCGACGGGACAAAAACTAATTCTGTTGTAATTGACAGACTTGGCTACCAATCAGCACAAATCAACCTTAACTATTCCGCATGCGTAGGCGGTGGCGCACCATCAGCAGCAGCTTTAAGTTTTAAGGTTTATTCGAACTCAGCTTCAAGCACCTCAAGCCCTGCGCCTGTGCTTTTGGCTACACTTGAAACAACCCGAAACATTCTTTTAGCGGGCTTTGCATCTTATGCAATCGACCTATCAGCCGCTGATCGCTACATTTTCGTAGAATACGATTCAGATCTTACAGGTGGTACAACTCCATCTAATATAGTATCTTGCGACATTGTGCTAGGCGATAAGAATGTGAAGCCTGCAAATAGCACAGAAACTATTTACGGTAGATAACAGATGGCAATTATTGACGGCTTAACCACGCTAGCTAGTGTAAAAGCGGAATTACAGATTTCCGACACCTCACAAGATACGCTTTTAGAAGCATTGATAAACGCAAATAGCGCTCTGATCAATAACTACTTAAAGCGCACACTTAAAAGGACTACACATAGTACCGAGCCGTATGCCGTCAATAATATGCTTAATCTTTATCTACTCGAATACCCGATTCAATCGGTTTCAGAAGTAAAATTAGCTGGCGCTGTACTCCTTGTCAACGACGGCTTTTTCTTGTCCAGTCTCGATGCTGAGGCTGGACGCCTTTATCGCTTACAAGGCTGGTCAAGCCGATACCTTACACGCGGTACTTTCCCCGATGTGTTCGCAGGTATGCGTGACATTACCGTGAGTTATGTTTCAGGCTATCTATTACCAGCAGACTCAGGCTATGTTCAAGGCGCCGCCGATTCTTTACCCGTAGCAATCCAGTTCGCTTGTAACAGGGCTGTATGCGAGCGCTATAGACAGGTAGAAGCACAGCAAGATGGACTAGAATCGCTTTCAGAGGGTCAATTGTCTTATAAGTGGCGTAATATTACCCGTAACGGCTCAGGATTATCAGACATCGTAGAGGGAATGCTTACAAACTACAAACGGGTATACGTAGCATGATACTTAACAGAAGTGTAGTAGTACAATCTAAAGTTACCACTCAAGATTCAGAGGGCTTAGCAATAAACACATATTCTACGTTTAAATCTAACGTAAAAATGGGTATAATGCCAAACTCTTTGACAGACGTACAACTAAAGGTATTCGGAGCGGTAGACATTAGCGCAAACTGCAAGCTTGCCTTTATTAAGGTAGATTCTACCATTAAAGAGCTTATGCGCGTAGTCGATGGTACAGACGTTTATGAGATCATAGCTATGAATCCGTATGGCTTTAAGACACAGCATACAGAGCTGTTATTGAATCCGATTCAGGGCGTGCGCAATGACTAAAGATACTAAACAGCAAGTAGCCGATGCCGTAGCTTCCTTTAAGAGCGTTTTTCTATCAATAAACGATGAAATTGAACAAGGTTTAATGGGTGCAGGCGGTGCTATTGAGGCTCAGGCTAAAAAGAACTGGAAGGGCTCGGACGCTGAATCCGTTAAGGGTGAGTTTCCTCGCGTACAGACTGGACTTTTAAGAGGGTCAATTACGCATATGCTTAATCGGGATATGATGGGCGCAAGTGTAGCAATCGGTACCAATGTTGCGTATGCAAAAGACGTTGAAATGGGAACTTCTAAGGCATGGCCTCACCCGTTTTTAACGCCTGCACTAAATCAAGTTAAGCCGAACATCGCAAAGTATATAGAAAGAGCCGTGAAAAAAGCGGTTGAAGCGGGCAGATATGGTAAACGTTAAGACTTGGGTCTACGGAAAGCTTATAGCCAATACAGCCCTAACCACTTTACTTGGTGGGGCGTCTAAGATTGTCTACATGTACCCTAACGATTTTAATGTAATGCCTGTTTTATGCTATCAAGAGCTTAATCAAAACGCCGTTGATGAAGGCTATAAAGATAACTTTGCTGTAAGCTACGATACAGATATACAGATTGATATCTGGACGGCTAACAATGTATCGACTAGCGCAATAAGCATCGCTGCTTCTAATGTTATGGAAGGCTTGCTTTTTAACCTTGATAGTGCTATTGACGTTCCTGACCCTGACACGAAACTACAACATAAAGTACTGCGATTCAGTCGCAGGGTAATTGCTGAAGAACTAATATAAGGAGATTACTATGGCATTAGCTAGTACAAGACAAAGTATCGGTTTATCTAACGTTGTTTACAGCGTTCTTGATGAATCCACAGATTATTTAGGCAACGCACCAACATTCGGAACGGTTTACCCGTTAGTAGGCGCCAAGGCGATGGAGTTTGATCCAGGCTCAAGCATTGCGAGAGAGTTCGCAGATGATGGCTTATTTAACGCCGCCGATGCAGTAGGTGAAATGAAGGTCAATTTTGTATTGGCTTCTATTCTACCTGAAGACTATGCGCGTATCCTTGGCTATGAATACGCTAACGGCATTATTCAGGAAAAAGCGGTCAAACAGTCACCTTCAATTGCAATCGGCTTTAAGGCTCTACGCTCAGGAAGTGAGTCAGGAAACAACGTATATGATTATGTATGGTTCCCAAAAGTCAAACTTTCAAAGCCAAAATCAGCCGATAAAACAAAAGCGGCAAGCATCGAGTTTAAGGACGTTCAGTTTGAAGGCGCAGTGCTTACCCTTCTTTCTAACGGCGTTCACCGTGTAAGAACCCGTTCTGACGACCCTACCGTATTAGCCGCAACACTTACCAACTGGTTTGTTGCACCTGTTTACTCTAATAGTGCAGACCTTAACGCCATGGCTTGCGCAATCACAGCCGCAACCCTCAATATGAAATTTGTATTTACCAAGACTGGTGGCGGAAACATTACCCTT